GTTCAACACTTTCAAGGTCAAGTAATGCTTTGGTTGCTTTGATGTTCTTTGCCCCTGAAGCAATCAATTTCTTTTCAACTGCATTATTAAGTCTTATTTGCTTCAATTCAGCTTCATATTTTTCTTTTGCAGCTTTATTTTCCTTTTGCAGCTTTTCAATTTCTACTTTTAATCCTTCAGCATCAATTTTCTTCAATGCTTCAAGCTGTTCATCCCTGGTTTTAATATCCTTTTCAAGCTGCTTTTTAGCTTCATTCACTTCATCAAACCTTGCTTTTGGAATAAAACCTTTAAGTTCTTCTGCTGATGCTTCAGCAACCTTTTGTGCCATTTCTTCACTTAATCCAAGTTTAATTAAATCTTCTTTTTTCATATTCAATCCATCCTTTCATCTTCACTTTTTAACCTGGTCGTGACCAGTGATGTCCTGTTCTTTAACGTCTTCAGTACCGAAAAGACGATATTATTTTAATGAATCAATCTTTGCTTGAATAATAGCAATATAATCTTCATCACTTGAAACCCTGATATGGCTTTCTAATAACCAAATACTATTAGTTTTAGGAAGAAGGTTTCTTTCAACATTCTGTTTTACCACATAAGCAATTTCACATTTTTGAACATGAGTATGTTTTTCAAAATTTTTTGGATTGTAAACAATATAAGAATCATCAAATCGTGATTTCTTGACTTTTAACAACAAATCACCTTCTTCAGGTTTTCATATCAATCACCCCTCAAATTAACCCAAGAAAAAAGCACTTGCATTTCTGCAAGTGCTTAATTTTTTGAAAGTTAATTTTCAATACACTATATCATCAATATCATAAGTTGGAATTTTACCAATATCACCTTCAGTTTTAATTTCTATTGGTGAATCATCAAAGAATGTATTTTCAAGTACACTATAAGCTGCTAATAAACTATTTTCAGGTGGATAATATGTTCCACCTAATGCAGGTGCTTCTTTAAGTAATTCATTAAATCTGTTTTGAACTTGTTCATCATATTCCCCATCAAGTTCAATAATTGGAAAACCATCTTCCAAGAAACATTCAACCTGTCGTTCAACTCCAAGATATTTACCTTTTGCAATAATTTTTGCCAATTCATCACCCCCTATAATAATAATAAAATTCCATAAATCCAGGTTGCATAATCTTCATCTTCCCATAATTTTGTTGGATTAGTATAAGCATATTCAAATCCCATTGAAACCAGTTCATAAGCAGTTCCACCATAATCTTTACCCATATATGGGTTTAAGAATTTATCAAATCTTGCTTTCTCTGAATAATCATAATTACCCCCCAACCATTTTAAAGGTTCACCGACAGTTCTTCTTTCATAAAATACTTTTTCAGTTTCAAGAATGCCAGGAATAACCCTTTCGAATCTGTGACCAAATTCATGAATTGCTGTATTAAAATAAGATTCATCATTATAACCACTAATTGCAATTTCTTGTGCATAATGATTATAATAACCCCTATCAACTTTTTTAGGTGATAAATTACTATTTTCAACTGATTTTTTAATCCAATCAGTTGGATAATAGTCATAAGCATCTTTGACAACTTTCCGCATTGGTGACCTGCTATTGTTTAAGTGGGCATCAATATCATTTGAACCAATTCCCATATCCCTTACTTCTGATAATTTTTCCTTTAATTCTTTTGCATTGTCTTTTAAAGTACCTCTATATTTCGCTTCGGCTTCTCTTAACTTAGTTTCAATTTCTGAAGTAACTTCATTTAATTGAATTTTCTTTGTCATTAGTTCATTATATTTTTCATTTAATGAATCCATGTCTTTTAATCCAACTTCATCTAAATCAATCAAGCCCCTTCTTGCTTGTCTTAATTTAGAAAGCTGTTTTTCAATATCTTCAATTCCAGTTTCTTTATACTGTTTCTGCAAGGTTTCAATTTCAGCTTTTAAATCAGCTCTTTTCATTTGCAATTCATCTTGAAGCAATTTACCAGCTTGTTTAATATCATTTTCTTCAATTATACCACCTTTATTTGCAATTGAAGCTTTTATTTCTTGAATCTTTTCTTTGAAAGTTTTCTTAATTTTCATATTATCCCCAGGAACAATTTCTTTTAATCCATCTTTTGAACCACCATTAACAAAAGTTTTCTTCCAATCAGCATATTTCATGTTGGATGGTACATAATAGGTCTTTCCATCAGCACCCCTTGCAGCACGTTCACCATAATTATCTTCAAAGTAGGGAACAGTAGTTGTTCTACACCATGGATGAAAGGGGGGTGCTGTAACACCAACCTGGTAATCCTTCATATCAAATACTTCACCATCAAGGTCTTGACATATTTGGCTTGTTCTATTATCCAAGGTTGCTACAATTTCATATTTTTCAACATCCAAGGCTTTGAAACAATCCTTTTGTGCTGCTGAAGCAAAAGCAGCCGATTCAGTCATGATTAACCTTCCAGCTTTATTCTTATCAACATTCATTTGCTGGGCAAGGTTCTTAATTAAAACATCAGGTGATTCACCCCTTATAACTGCTTGGGTTAATTGTGTTTGAAGTGAACCAATAAGCTGTTGTTTATTCACCCATATTCTATCACTGAAAGTTCTACCATCTAATGACCATGGTCTTGAAAGTATCTTATCAAGTTGATTGCTGTCTAAATCATGTAAATCCCAACCAATATTGAAACCCCTTTGAATTTCAAAAGCTGTATGGTAATAACCTTCAGAATAAATATCACGAAGTAATTTATCAAGTCCATCTGATTGGTTCCCATACAACACTTCAACCTGTTGCTGCAATTGAATTTTTAATGCTTCCAATCTGGAAATATGAACCCTTGCTGAAGCATTTTCAAGTTCTTTCATCCACTGTTGATTAAGTGCATTTTCTTCACCATATTTAATGTATTCCTGAACATTCCACTTAAATTCAGCAAGTTCACCAGTTTTAAGAAGTTTCTTTGCTTCAGCCATAGTAATTTGGTTATTCTCTGCAAATCTTTGATACCAGTTATTGATTTCTTTTTCAATATTAGCTGAAGCAATTCTGTATTGCCTTTCAAGGTCAGCATAAAACCTTTGACCTTTTTCAAGCTGGGCAGTTTCAAGCATTTCCATTCTTCTTTTCCAATAAGCATTATTCTTCATCACTGTCACCATCTTCATTATATGGCTGCTTTACAGGATTGAAGGAATCCAAATATTCATCCATAGCTGATTTCTTTTCTTCTTTAATCCTTTCTAATTCATTACTTACATCAGAAATCCATGGATGCTGACCAATGATAGTTTCATGTGACAAGATGCCCATTGATTTTTGACAGTTTTCAACTATTTCAGATTCATTCATCATAATATCCCGATTAAATATAACTGTAACTTCTTCATCTTCAAAATCACCTTTGCCAGTATTAGCAAGATGAACATTGACAAACCAAAGAAGTTCTTCAAAAGCAGCCTGAAATTCTGTTTCCATACCATTAGCATCCAAATCAATATCAGAATACATTGATTGAATATTCATTTGGTTTGGATTACCATTCATCTTGTCATTTTTAGCATCAAAACCCCGCCCATTTTCAATAAGTGCATCTTTGAATATTTCCAATATAGTCCTGTAATTTTCAGCATTAACAGTAACTTCAAGGGTATCAATACCACCATCTGCACCATCAACAGTTCTTACTTTAACAGCACCATATTGTGCAAGGTTCCTTCTAAATTCACCAAGGTTTGTTCCATCATAGTTTTTAATGACCAGAATTGTATTCCTTGCATCTTCCTGCATATTGTTCATAAAATCAGAAACAATGGTGTTAATACCATCCTGTAAGGTTTTTACCCTGTTGATAAGTGGGATTTCCTTATTGTTATATTTGAATGGTATCAGTGGAACCTTTGACCAATTCCAATGTGTTTCTTTTCCTTCTTCATCAATTACAACCATATAACTTGAAGATGGATTTTCAACATCAGGAATTAGAACACCATCCTTTAATTCATATCTATGAATACCATTGGTGTCATAAACTTCAACCTTTTCAATGATTACTTCCCTATCACCTTCATAACCTTCCACTTCATAAATCCTAACCGCCATATCCAAAATGGTATGTTCAGCATCAGCCCAAAATGGAAGTATTTCATAAGGTGCAAACTTCTTAAAACAGAATTCACCATGTTCATTATAATAGGGGTGTAACCAACCTATACCAGCATTTAATGTATCTTCCCCAAGGTTTTTCAATGTTCTGTGGAACCGCTTATTGAAGATTTTCTTTAATTCTTCTTCATACTTTTTATTATCAGTATCAAAAGTTAATGGCTGCCCAAGTAAATAATTAACCTTTTGGTCAACTAATTTTGCATACTGATTATCAATGATTTTATTATTGGGAAGATTATCAACTTCCTGAAGTTCACCATTTTCACCAATAACAGTTCTTTTCCGTTGTAAAATGTCATGTTCACCAAGATAGTATTTTTCCCCAGTAATCATTGCCATCCGTTTTGGTGAATTCTTAAACTTCTTAATTTCTTTTTCAAGGAACTGTGTATCAGTCATAATGGTTTTAGCACCTTCAGAAATTATATGGTTAATTTTCTTCATCACATTTCCAAGATTAAACACATTTTCACCCCTTTTCATGAACTAATAAAAATAAACCTTTGAAATAAATCAAAGGTTCTAATCAAAGCTAAATGTTTGACCTGCATTAATTTTTTCAGCAATTCCCGTTGTAGCATCAGGTGCATCATCATGAAGATTTTTACCTTCTTTTTGATACTTGGTCATTGCTTCATAGTATTCAGGAAATCTATCTTTCCAATTCACTGGAAAGTAAACATGGTTCATAACCCAAGTTGAATTTGAAAGTATTCTTGCTTTCTTATTCTTGGATTGATGGAACCAGTTAATCTGAACTCTATTAGTCCTATATTTTTCATGTAGTATTCTTTCAACCTGCCTTGCAAATCCTCTACCACCATTATTGGATTCAATATCTGCAATGTTTACTTTATCTTCATATAGCATCTTTGCAACTGCTGGTTCTGTAACTTCCATTGGTTGTTTTGTATATAACACATTAAGAACATAAGCTTCACCATTATAAACACCATAATTAATACTGCAAAGATAATCATTACCTTGGTCAGCAGTATCAGTGTAATTTCTAATTGATGTAAATAAAAGATTACCCTTATCATCCATAGGTAATTTGGTGTAAGTCTTAAAGTTGGTGTATAACCTACCCTTAATATCAATAGGTTCTTGTTGATAATTAGCTGAAGCAATTTCAATACCCATAGCTTTACACTTTGCTTCATAAGATTTTCTTGAAAGTATTTCAGGGCAAAGCATTGTTCCATCTTCTTGTAAAGCTTTCATGCTTATATGCCTTACTTTTGCACCTTGTTCCTTATAATGTTCTAAAGCCCTTCCAGCCAAATCACCAGTTGCCCACCTGGTCATAATGATGATGATTTTACCGCCTTCTTCAAGCCTGGAAAGCATTGTATTAGTAAACCAATCCCAATGTTTTTGAAGCACTTCTTCATTATAAGCTTCCTGGGCATTTTTAATAAGGTCATCAATAATCATAAGAGTGCAACCAAAACCTGTTGCAGTTCCAGTTGGTGAAGTTGCAAGATAGTTATTATAGGAACCTTCCAAACTCCAAAGGTTCATTGCACCATCACCATACTTAATTTTGATACCTGGAAATATATCAGAATAAACAATCTTGTCTTTATCAACTTTGACTTCTTGAATTGTATTTCTCACATTCTTTGAAAACATAGTTGAAAGGGTTTCATTGTATGAACCAGTCATGATTTTTTCATGTTTGTTATTACCAAGAACCCATTCAACAAAATTACCCGCTGTTCTTGACTTCCCATGTCTTGGGGGCAAGTTGACGATTAAAACTTCATCATCACTTTCATAAAATTCTTGAAGTTCATTACATAATCTGACCAGATATTGACGGTCTGGTTTATAAAAATCAGGGGCTTTCAAATTACAATAATCAAAGAAGCTTTTTCTTGCCAATGCTTTTTTAATTTCAACTAAATTAAGCTTAACCATCTTCTTCACATTTCCTTGCTAAAGCCCTTAATTCTTCAACCGTCAATTCATCATAAGGTGATTTTTGATTTAGTTCACCACTTAATTCAAAATCACGCTTATCCCCTATATGTTAGGATAGTTGTCGTAAAGAAAATAGTGTATAATAAAAATACGACAGATCCTGAGGAGGTTTTACAATGTCGGAGAATAGAAAGGCAAACGGGTATTATACCCAAGAGTTTAAGGAG